CCATGAGATTAGCTTCTTGATCAACTTACTTTTAAACCAACCCGTTACTCAACTCGTTACCCAACTCGTTACACAAACAATTCCACAACCTTCAACAAACCGTCTAACCCAGTGACCCAAAGAAACTACACCGCCATCGCCAAGCGATACGCTCAGTCTGTTGTTGCCGGTGACGTGCCGGCTTGTCAATGGGTTAAAAAAGCATGCCAGCGTCAGCTCGGTGACTTGGTGCGCTTTAAGGGTCGCCATGCGCTCTATCGGTTTAACCCGTTGCTCACCGATTCAACTGGGCAAACCTACCGCCCGGCCAACAACCTGTACGCTTTCATTGAACTGCTGCCCCACGTCAAAGGCCCGTTGGCGGGTCAAACGATTGAGCTCGAGCCTTGGCAGATCTTTATCTTGACGACCGCCGCAGGGTGGGTCGACAAAGACGGGCGCAGGCGTTTTAGACGAGCCTACATTGAGGTGCCCCGGGGCAATGCCAAGTCCACGCTGTCCTCAGCCATTGGGTTGTATATGCTCACGGCTGACGGCGAAGCAGGGGCCGAGTGTTATTCCTTGGCCACGACCCGTGACCAGGCGCGCATTGTGTTTGGTGATGCTCAGTCGATGGCACGTAAGTCTGCAGGGTTTCGTAATCGCTACGGCGTGACCGTGGGTGCGCATAACATTCACGTGCTGCAAAGCGCTTCAAAGTTTGAGGCCCTATCCGCTGAGGGCTCAACGCTTGATGGACTGAACATTCACTTTGGGTGTATCGATGAGTTACACGCTCACAAGACTCGCACCGTTTACGACGTGGTTGAAACGGGTACGGGCAAACGGGACAACTCATTGCTGTGGGTCATCACAACCGCTGGCAGTGACCGGGCAGGAATCTGCTACGAAGTACGTACGTTTCTCACCCGAATACTGAATGGATTAATTGAAGATGACAGCCAGTTTGGCATCATCTACGGCTTAGACGATGGCGACGATTGGGCGCTAGAAGAGTCGCTCATCAAAGCCAACCCCAACTGGGGGGTATCAGTGCGCCCAGAGGTGATCTTACCCCTGCAGGCCAAGGCCTTACAGCTGCCGTCTGCGACCAACAACTTTAGAACCAAACACTGCAACGACTGGGTGAGCACCGATACAGCGTGGATGGACATCCGCGCATGGGAGCGGTGTGCCAATACATCTTTACGCTTAGAAGACTTTGAAGGGCAGCCCTGCTGGGTCGGCATTGACTTGGCCAGCAAGATTGACGTGGCCTCAATGGCCGTAGTCTTTGAGCAAGAGGGCAAGACGGTTTGCTTTTTGCGCCACTTCTTACCCGAAGAGACTGTCTTTGCTGCAGCCAACAGTCAGTACCAAGGGTGGATGAATGCGGGTCGATTGATTGCGTCGCCTGGCAACGTGATTGACTTTGAGTTAATTGAGTCTGAGTTACTGGATTGGACCAGCCGCTTTGAGGTCAAAGCCGTGGCGTTTGACCCCTTCCAAGCCACGCAGTTCTCCACTCGCATGTTGGCCCAAGGTTTACCCATGATTGAGGTACGCCCAACGGTTCTGAACTTCTCAGAACCGATGAAGCAATTAGAGGCCTTGGCCTTGACCACCAAGCTCGCTTTTGATGGCGACCCAGTGCTCACTTGGATGGTGAGTAACGTGGTGTGCCACCGCGATGCCAAGGACAACATCTACCCACGCAAAGAGCGCCCCGAGAACAAGATCGATGGTGTGGTGGCGTTGCTCATGGCTTTGAACCGTTTGTTGCTTGACACGGGTGGTGATGGATTTATTGAACAAGGGTTTGTAGCGCTATGAGTCGATGGAACATATTGAAACGCTGGGGTGAACGTAAACCAGAAGAGGCTAATCAAACGCAGGTCAACAGCATGCAGAACACCTCGCTTGACTTAGGCAGTGCTGAGCTTTACGAGCTGCTCTCGGGCGTGCCCTCTGCTGCTGGTTTTGCCGTGACCGAGGCGTCTGCTCTGCGGGTCACCGCCGTTTACGCTTGCGTGCGCTTGATTGCGGGGGCCATTGCAAGCTTGCCTTTAGCCACCTACCGTCGCCAAAACAATGGCCGCACGCGAGAGCGCACAGACCTTTGGTGGTTACTCAACGAAGAGCCCTGCGCAGCAGTCTCTGCAGCAGTATTTTGGGAATACTTGGTGGCCCAACTGCTGCTGTGTGGCGACGCCTTGGCTGAAATTGAACGCGGACGTGGTGGCGTAATTCGAGCCTTGCACCCACTGGACAGCAGGTCAGTTTCGATTCGTCGCATTGATGGTCGGCTGCGTTACGATTTTTATCGCGACGGCGTATGGTTGGGGCGTGACCAAGATGACATCTTACACATCCCTGGCTTTGGCTTTGATGGCCTGCGGGGCTTGAGTGTGATTCGTCACGCCGCTCGAGATGCGATTGGTTTGGCCCTGGCTGCCGAGGCGTTTAGTTCGAGGTTCTTTGCAAGCGGTGCGCACGCCGATGTGGCGCTCACGGTACCAGGCAAAATGAGCCCAGAGCAAATCGATAACTTGCGTCGCATCTGGGCTCAAAAGTATGGCGGTGCGCATAACGCGAGCTTGCCCATTGTGCTCACCGAAGGCACAAACTTAAAAGAGGTCACGATTTCTGCGCAAGACTCTCAGCTAATTGAAGCCAGGCGGTTTCAAGTCGCTGACATTGCGCGCGCCTTTGGGGTGCCGCCACACATGGTGGGCGAGACAGACAAGGCCACCTCTTGGGGTTCAGGTATTGAGCAGCAAGGCATTGGCTTTGTGCAATACACGTTGGCGCCGCACTTAAACCGCATTGAGCAAGAGATCAATCGAAAGTGCTTCTCAACGGATGAATTCTTTGTGGAGTTTAACGTCGAGGGTTTACTGCGCGGGGACTCTAAATCACGCGCCGAGTATTACACCCGAGCGCTAGGTGGCACACAGAACCCGGCTTGGATGACCGCAAATGAAGTCAGACGATTAGAGAACTTGCCCGACATGGTGGGTGGCGACACCCTGTTTCAAACCCAAAGCAACTTAGAGACTAATGATGAAACCGACGATGAGGCAGACAATGAACCCAGCCCTACATAATTTAATGCCAAGCAAACTGCCCGCGCGCAGCATGCAACTGTTTGACGCCTCTGCGCTGACGCGCAAGTATCGCCACATCAGCAACGCAGCAGAGGCCACCATTTGGCTCTATGACATTGTGGGTGAAGACTTATGGGGTGGGGTCAGTGCTAAGACCTTTGCAAATGATTTGGCCCAGATCACAGCCCCCACTATCCACCTGCGTATCAATAGCCCTGGAGGGGACGTGTTTGATGCCCGAGCAATGGTGACGGCTCTGCGCCAGCACCCATCGCGCATCATTGCGCACGTTGATGGCTTGGCCGCATCGGCTGCTTCTTATATCGCTATGGCCTGCGATGAGATTGAGATGGCTGAGGGCGCGTTCTTAATGATTCATAACGCATGGGGTGTGGTGGTTGGCAACCGCCACAACTTGCTTGAGATGGCTGTGACTCTTGAGAAGGTCGATGCGTCGATCTTGGCTGACTACCAATCACGCAGTCAACAAAGTGCTGAGGTGATTCAAGACTGGATGGATGCCGAGACGTGGTTTACCGCAGCTGAGGCATTGGAGGCGGGGTTTGTAGATCGCATCTTCAGTGGCCCGGGCAGTGATGAACAAAGTGATGTTGACCCAACTGAAGACGAAGCGTTAAACCCTGAATTAGAAGCCAGCCGACAACGACGCGTGGCTTTAATCGAAAGACTTTAGACCCTCAGCACTTTTTTTAATCCGTTTTACCTAGCCGCTCAAGCATCTGTTTGAAGCGGTTTTTTTATTTATTTTTGTTTTTCCACCAAAGGACCTTAGACCATGACGATTCAAGCCCTGCGCGAACAGCGCACCACCCACGCTAAAACCCTTCGCAACCTCGTTGACCAGCACGCTGGCGACAAATGGAAGGACGAGCACCAAACACAATACGACACCTTAGTCGCTCACATTGATCGCTTAGACCTTGAGATCGATCGCACACAAAAGACCTTTGATCTGGAAGCGCAGACCCACGCCGCCTTGCAGCACCACGCTGATCGCCACGGTATCTCAACCGATGAGGCCGCGCACGACCAGGGCCAAGAGCGTGCGATCTTTATCTCTTGGTTGCGAGGCGGTATCAACTCGCTGACCTCAGAGCAGCAACAGTTTGTTGCCCGCAAGACCGCTCAGATTCGTGCCACGATGAGCACCACCACTGACTCCCAGGGTGGGTATTTGGTCCCCACAGAGGTGGCCCGCCAGTTAATCGAAGCCATGGCAGCCTTTGGGGGCATGCGCTCGGTGGCCACCGTGTTGTCAACTGCAAGTGGTAACCCAATCAATTACCCGACCACTGATGCCACCAGTGAGGAAGGCGAGATCGTGGGCGAAAATAGTCCCGTCACAGCGGCCGACTTTGCGTTGGGCATCAAAACCTTAGGCTCGTTTAAGTACAGCTCCAAGTCAGTGGCCATTCCCTTTGAACTGTTGCAAGACGCGGTGATTGATTTAGAAGCGCACGTCACCCAACGTTTAGCCCAACGTATTGCACGCATTACCAACAAGCACTTCACTGTTGGCGTGGGCACCACTACCCCAACAGGAGTTGTCACAGCGGCCACGGTGGGCCCAACGGGTGCGGCAGCAACCAAGATTGCCTACGACGAGTTAATCGATCTGGAGCACAGCGTTGACCCCGCGTACCGCGAGGCGGGAACCTGCCGATTCATGTTTCATGACGGCACGCTCAAAGAGCTTAAAAAGCTCAAAGATGACCAAAAGCGCCCCCTGTGGTTGCCGGGTTTAGCGGTGCGTGAGCCTGACACGATCTTGGGTTACGCCTACACGGTCAATCAGCACATGCCAGTCTTGGCGGCCAACGCCAAGGCGGTGCTCTTTGGTGACTTTAGTAAATACATCATTCGCGATGTGATGGCCGTGTCTTTGTTTCGCATGACCGATTCGAAGTACACAGAAAAAGGGCAAGTTGGCTTTCTGGCCTTCTCGCGTCACGATGGCAACTTGGCCGATGTTGGGGGTGCGATTAAAGCGCTCAAACAGGCTGCGACCTAAGCACAAGGGTGGTGATCAATATGAAACCATTGCTTATCACCCCAGCAGCCCAAGAGCCTGTGACTTTGTCGCAGGCCAAGCTGCACTTAAGGGTTGATCAAGATCACGAAGACACGTTAATCGAGGCCTTGATTGCGGTGGCCCGCGAGCAGGCTGAGTTTTTAACGGGGCAACGCTTGGTCACCCAAACGTGGGCCATCGAGTTTGAGGCTGCGGCAAGCCTTAGCCTTTATGGGTTAACGCCTGTGCAAAGCATCACGTCTGATGGCGCAGCATTTGCTGTCAATGGTGATCTACCCCCTGAGGTTAGCGTTCAAGGGCCAGCTACCCTCACCATTATCTGCGGGTTTGGTGCGGCAGGGGCGGTGCCGGCATCCATTTACCAGTGGATGCTTTTGCGCTTGGCCGCCCTGTATGAGCAACGAGAAAGCTTAGTGATGGGGTCTGGAGTGGCCCAGGCCCCACATAGCTTTGCTGACGCGTTGCTTGACCCTTACTATATGCCGAGGTGTTAGATGAATGCAGGTAGGTTGCGCCACCGTGTTGATATTCAAAACTACGTTGAAGAATACGACGAGCTAGGGCAACTAATTGAGGACTGGCTGCCCTTTGCACAAGTCTGGGCCGCAGTTGA